CTGACGGTATAGAGTATACCGTACTTACTGACTATCGGGAGTGGCTGCGTTTCGCAGACTTGATAAGAGACAAGAGCATTGATGATAGAGTCAGGCTCTCGCTGCTTGCACAGTGGCTTGATCCTTTGCCTGAACTGATAACAGCGGATATCGTCAGCACTCTTTTTGAATTTTATAAAGCAGCAGCTCTTGATCCTGATCTTCCGGAGGCAGAGGACAACGACGCAGATCCCGAGGACGACACTGCAAAGCCACCTGTCTTTGACTGGTGCATTGATGCAAAGTACATCATCGGCGACTTCCGCCGCTACTACGGCATAGACTTGCTAAGCATAGAGTACTTGCACTGGTGGCATTTTAAAGCATTGTTCGCCGCTCTACCAGATGACTCGGTGTGCCAGAAGCGTATAGCTTACCGCAGCATAAATCTCGGCACTATCAAGGACAACAAAGAGCGAGCGCGCATAGCTCGTATACAGCGATCCATTGCTATCCCATACGAATGCGAAGATGATATGATAGCTGCTGCTTTTGGGAATTTTTTATGAAAAACGAAATCAAACTTAAAATACCGCCGATACGGCGAGACTGGGCGCGATGTCCGCGCTGTGGAGCAAAAACCGTGCTCTTTGATAATACGTCAAATTGCAGTGGAGTGCATATCAAATGCACTCGCGGCTGCAAGCAAGAATTTGAACTTAAAATAGTAAACGGAAAACAAGTGCATTGAGCCTATGAGCCGCACTATCCACCATAAGGAGGGATTAGCGTGGCTTTTGACGGCACGCTGAAATTTGATACCTCGATAGTTACCGAGGGCTTTGAAGTCGGAATTGAAAAAATAGGCAGCCTTGCCAAGAAAGGTATGCAGATAGTGGCAGGCGCTACGGCAGCTGCTACAGGTGCTATGGTAGCGCTTGGCAAGAACGCACTTGATGCTTATGCGGACTATGAGCAGCTCACAGGCGGCGTTGAGACACTGTTTAAGACATCAGCAGATATAGTCAACGAGTATGCTGCAAACGCATATAAGACCGCAGGTATGAGCGCTAACGAGTACATGGAGACAGTAACGTCGTTTTCGGCGGCGCTGATCTCCTCACTCGACGGCGACACCGCAAAGGCGGCTGAGGTAGCTGACAGAGCTATCACTGATATGTCGGATAATGCCAATAAAATGGGCTCCTCAATGGAGTCCATACAGAACGCATATCAGGGATTCGCAAAACAAAACTATACCATGCTCGACAACCTCAAACTCGGCTACGGCGGCACAAAATCTGAAATGGAACGCCTGCTTGCCGATGCTGAGGCAATAAGCGGTATACACTACGACATAGAGAGCTATGCAGATGTTGTCGAAGCTATTCATGTGATACAGGACGAAATGGGTATCACAGGCACTACAGCCCGTGAAGCTGCTGAGACTATAAGCGGCTCAGTCGGCATGACAAAGGCTGCGTGGTCTAACCTTATCGTTGGCATAGCTGACGATAACGCAGACTTTGACAAGCTGCTTGATGATTTTGTTGATAGTGCGACAGCTGCCGCAGAAAATATCCTTCCTCGCGTTGAGGTAATCATCGGCGGACTTGGTAAGCTCGTAGAGGGCATGAGCGGTGTAATGGCTCAGGCTCTTGTCGGATTCGTAGACATACTACCTGATATCATAGCCGCAGGTGTATCACTTGTAGATACGCTCGTAACAGCAATAGCAGACAACGCCGATCAGCTGACTGACGCAGCGCTGCGTATAGGCTTGCAGTTTGCAGATGCAATTACCAAGATACTGCCTAAACTCGTAGATATCGGCTTTAAGGCACTTACGTCATTTATACAGGGTATCTCCGCACACATCGGCGATATTACAAGCATGGCAATGCAGCTGCTCACAGAGCTTGCAGATGTCATGATTGACAACGCCCCTGCGCTTATAGAGGCAGCGTCTGAAATTATAGCAGAGCTGATAGAGTACGTAGCTGATAATGCAGATATCATCATCACAAAGGCTATAGATGTACTTATGGCAGTCGCTCAGGCACTGCTTGACAATGCGCCTATCATCATAGATGCACTGATAAAGGCACTTCCTACCATACTTAAAGCTCTTATAGATAGCTTGCCTCAGATACTGCAAGCACTGGCGACGATAGGTGTACAGGTTCTGCTGTATATTCCTGAGATATTTACTCAGATCGTGCAGATGCTGCCTGAGCTTATAGGAACTATCATCGTTGCTATTGTTGACGCTGCACCACAAATATTGCAGGCGTTTGCAGATCTGTTCGGCGGCGCACTTCTTGCCCTTGCAGATACATGGGACGCTCTGATGCAGGCGCTTGATGATGTGATCGATGCAATAGCAGATTACTTTGAAATAGGCTTCAATTTTATTGTTGATTGGGGCAAGGATATAGTCAATTCCGCAGTAAATACAGCAAGCGACTTTTTCGAGGGTATTGCACGTTTCTTCGGCAAAATTCCGGGGAAGATCAAAGAAACACTATCAGATGCGATCCGTGCCGTTATCGACTGGGGCAGCAATGTTGCAAGCAAAATGCTCGATATCGGCGAAAATATCGTCCGCGGCATATGGGACGGCATTAAAAACATGGCAGGTTGGTTAAAGGATAAGATATTCGGCTGGGCGGACGATTTTATTGACAGTATAAAATCTGCATTTGGCATACACTCCCCTTCCGCTGTAATGCGTGATAGCGTCGGTAAGTACCTCGCTCAGGGTGTGGGCGTGGGATTTACTGAGGAGCTGCCAGACGTTGCAGATGACGCTCGTGATATGCTTACGTCGCGTAAGATGATCGTAGGACTGTCTGAGGCAATGCCAAGCGCTACATCTGATATCATCAACAATCAGTACACGTACAATAGCACAGTCAACAATAGCGCCCCGGGACGATCAGACTCACAGCCTATAGTCCTTAACGCACAATTTATGATCGGTGAGGAAGTCGTAGCTGAGGGTGTTGTTGATCTTGTCGCTGACGAGATAGATGAACGTCAGGGCTTAAAAGTCAAACTCAAACGTAAAGGAGTGACAACGTGAGGAGAAAAGGATTTTATTTGAATGGCAAGCACACCTACTATGCGTTTGGGCTGAAAATGTTAAAACGCAGTATCGGAGCAGCTCCGAAAGACGAGCATATCGAGCGAGTACCTTTCAGCAATGTCACATATGATTTCGACAAATTATTCGATAAAAAGAGCTACGGCGAGCGAAAGCTTGCCTATGAGTTTGATTTTATTGAACACGATATATGCCGCGCTGAGGATAAGCTTGTAAATATCATAGAGTGGCTTCATTTCGATGATAAGCTCGACCTTTATGACGACTACTTCCCGAATTACCATTTCAGCGTCCGCGAGCCTGATGTTGTGACTTCCAAGAATCATGGCGTATACACCGTTAAGATCACATTCAGGGCTGCACCTGAAATGCTCCCGAATCCGAGCAAGAAAAAATACACCGCCACAAATGTAGTTGTTCCTGATATAAATTGCGACGGCAAAGTTGATATGGTCGATGTATCGATGATACTTGCGGCATACGCTGCACTATCAGCTGATCCACCGAAAGACACGGGACTGACACCTAAGCAGCTGCGTGCTGCTGATGCAAATATGGACGGCAAAATCGACGCTTCAGACGCAAGCATGGTATCTGATTTCTACGGTAAACTTTCTCAGGAAGATAGCCCTTACAATGGTATGACGCTTGCAGCTGCATGGGCGGCGTATCTTAACGATTATTTTAAGACAGGTGGTGAGATCTACTGATGTTTACGATATCGGCTATAAATGGCAACAGCACAACTATTATCCATACCAATGATCCTGATAGCCTGCACCGTCTGAGTGCAGGCAAGTTTGCACACGAAGTCAACGCGATTCCTGCGTTTACTTTTAATATCCCTGCGTTTAATCCTGCATACAGCGACCTGCACGACCGCACGACGATCATATCTATACATAATGACTTGACCGATGAGGTTGATTTTGAGGGCGTTTTGATACATACCGCTGAGGACGTTACCTCAGCAGGTAAAATATATAAGTCATGTAGCTGCGAGGGCTATTTGACGTATTTAAACGATACTATACAGCCTTATCACCACTATGAGAACAAGACAGTCACCGAGTTTTTAACGGCGCTGCTTGACTATCACAACAGCGTTACGCCTGCCGAAAAGCACATAACGCTTGGTTCTTGCGATTTCTCAGGCGACAACACCAACAGTAAGACTACATCATATCGCAGCACTCTCGAAGAGATAAAGGTTAATCTTATGGAGCGTATCGGCGGTGAAATGCAGATACGCAAGGTCAACGGTGCTCTTGTGCTTGATTTCGTGCAGCATTTAGGCGTTACATCAAGCACAACCATAGAGCTTGCCAAAAATATCGTTGAACTTAGCGTTGACACTGATACCTCAAATATCGTGACACGGCTTGTTCCCCTCGGTGCTCAGCTCAACGACGAGACTTCTGAACGCCTGACAATATCGGAGGTCAACGACGGTAAGCCGTACATCGATGATACAGCCGCTATAGCTCAGTACGGCATAATTATGGGTACGCAAGTCTTTGACGACATAACAGTAGCATCAAACCTTAAACAGCGAGGACAGGAGTACCTCGCAAATAACAACCGGGTTAAAAAAGGCTACGCAGCTCAGGTTCTTGACCTGTCGCTGTTAAAGCCGCAGCTTAATGATTCTCAGCTCTGTATCAGAGCAGGCAATACTTATCATTTTAAGCATGATATCATAAATCTTGATGAAGATCTGAGAGTGATGAAGTGCACCGTTGACATTTTTAAGCCGTATAAACCTGATGTGCAGATTGGCGACAAGGCAGAGACTATAACGTCTATTGCTACTCAGACCGCAAGCCTTATCGAGTATGAGCTTCCGAAGCAGCGAATTGACATACTTGCATCAGCTAAGGCAACTGCTACAGCTCTGATAGAGGCAGGTATCAACGGATATGTCGTTGTAAATGGTAACGAGATACTGATAATGGATACTGACGACAAGGAGACAGCTACACACGTATGGCGCTATAATCTTGGCGGTTGGGGTGTGAGCCATACAGGATATCACGGTACATATACTATGGCAGCTACTCTCGACGGCGGTTTTACAGCTGATTTTATCACCGCAGGAGTCCTTCGCGGCTTGGAAATAACTAATGGTAATGGCACATTTCATGTCGCTCCTAACGGCGCGGTGACTGCATCTGCAATTGATATCACAGGCGGCAGCATAAACATATCGACCGCCTCAGAATCATTTGATGTTATCTCCCTTAGCCACGAATCACAGCAGTACAGCACTATATGGGCGCATAAGATATCTCCGCTTGAATGGGTTCTGCACAATTCGGGCACTGACAAGGCTGTTCTTGCACAGGCAGGAGCTATGTATTTTTATAGTGATTATGATATAGTCAACAGAACCGGCACGATAAGTGCGACTATTTCAAGCGAAACTGGCAATATAAGTACGACGGGTACTATTAGTGCGGCAGGCGACATAAGTACAAATGGCAACATCAGCGGTTCATACGTCATAGTATCAAACAACGTGCAATGCCAATCTCTTATATTTGAAAATTCAGCAGGAACTTATGTCAGCCTTGCAGGTGTGATAGACTACTTACAGCAACAGATAGACAATTTGCAAGCACGGATCGATGCTTACCACCCAACATAAGGAGGAGACCATGAAAGTATACAATGAGCTGCGAGATATGGAGATAGCTATAGGTGATACATTACCATTCGATATATCTGTTGATGTCACTGACGGTACATCACTGGACGGCAGCTCCATGAAGCTTATGATTGCAAGTGAAGCGGACGCATCTTACCCGATCATATCAAAGGACTGTACTGTTGATGTCGAAAACGATACACTATTCCATGTCACTCTCACTACCGAAGATACCTTGAAACTAAGTGAAAAGACCTATATCATGTACTTTGTACTTGTGGATTCGGAAGATAACGAGTACTGGAAACTCGCGTGCAGCATATATGCTCACACTGCCCCGAGAGGTGATTCAACATGAATATAACATTCAAAAAATCTGCTATAAATATAGGCTTCAAAGTTGACAGCATAGCGCCGCCGAACCCTATACATGAACTCACTGACGTGCTTCCCCTCGAATTTAAATCTGTCGGGGAGCCGTTGATAGACTGGCGTATAAAGGGTGCAGCAGGTGGCGCAGGAAAGCTCGGTAAAAATTACTTGAAGCAAGCTGAACGCTCTATGCCGGACGGCACATACGGAAAGCAGGTAGCAGCGGTACTCTCGGATTCTACCGTGAGAACAGGAACATTCAATTCGGGGACAGCAACCAATATAGGTTTTAGATTTAATGCTAATGATGCAAATATTGCTCCTTCTGATATTGGAAAAATCGTTCTCAGTGACGGAGAAAATGAAACTGAATTAGAAATTTTCAGCGGACACATAGGAAGCCTTTGGATAGACGAAGACGGTGGTTATCCATTAACAGTGCAAT